CCTCATTTTTTCTCCGCGGGGATATTTTAGGCCTTCCCTTTTGGTTTGGGGGCGTCTAAGGGTCAGCGTCTGATTAGATATTCTCTACTCAGGGTTGGTGAGCCTGGGCTCCTTTCAAGGGTCTTGACGCTGGCTCTTAAATGCCCCCAAACTATATTTAAAGGAGGCCAAAGTCATGCGGAATCCTGGTAAACCAGATCCAAAGAAACCAATAAAGCGGCCTCCAGCAACAACGCCAGAGGCAAGAGAAAATCAGATGATTGCCTTAGCTGTCGATTTGGCCGAAAGGCAGCTCATGAATGGTACAGCAAGCTCTCAAGTGGTTACGCATTTTCTGAAATTAGCCTCAAGCAAAGAGCGCCTTGAGCGGGATCTCCTAAAACAAGAGGTCGAGCTCAAGAAAGCAAAGACCGAAGCCATCCAGTCGTCTAAACGAGTCGAAGAACTCTACATCAATGCTCTTAATGCAATGCGCAGCTACACCGGTTCGAGAGGAGATGTGGAAGATGATTAAATCCTACAGGGAGCTTCGTCGTCTACCAACTTTCGAAGAGCGCTTCCTCTATTTGAAGATCGGAGGAGTAGTTGGACGATCCACATTCGGATTCGATCGCTATATTAATCAAGCTCTATACCGATCTCGAGAATGGAGACAAGTTCGGGACAAAGTAATTGTTCGAGATGGTGGCTGTGATCTTGGGGTTCCAGACAGAGAGATATTTGTCCGCATCCTAATTCATCACATTAATCCTATCACACTTGAAGACATTGAAGAGGGACGAGATTGTGTGTTCAACCTTAACAATCTGATCTGCACAACTCACGATACGCACAACGCGATCCATTACGCTAATGAATCTTTACTCGCAAGGCTTCCAAAAGAACGAAAGAGAGGAGATACATGCCCATGGCTGACACAGATGTAATCGTCGTCGATTCAGAGGATGAAGAAACCAAAGATCCTAAGAACAGCATTCTAACTTCTGTGAAAAAGCTTCTTGGGATTGAGGAAGAGTATGAACACTTTGACATGGAGCTCATACTCAACATTAATTCTGTCTTTACAATCCTGAATCAGCTTGGTCTTGGTCCCATAGAAGGCTTCAGTATTGAAGACAAAGAAGACACATGGGATTCCTTTCTTGAAGATCGTAATGATCTAAACGCAGTCAAGACTTATGTTTATATGAAAGTTCGCCTCATGTTCGATCCTCCGCAGATGGGCTATTTGGTCGATTCGATCAAGAAACAATGCGATGAGTTCGAATGGCGTCTCAATGTTCAAGCTGAAACTATTCAGAGCTCAAAGGAGGCTAGTCAAAATGGAAGTGAATCCTAATACTTTACAACACTACGGTATTCTTGGTATGAAGTGGGGCGTTCGCCGCGAGCGAGGACCAGATGGACGTGTTGGTACTAAAAAATCTCAAGGCTCTGGCGATTATCAAAAGTCTAGAGCTCAATTAAGACGAGGTTCAAAAAATCTTTCAACTGCCGAGCTCAAGTCACTTACTAATCGTCTTCAGCTGGAGAGGCAGTATAGCGATCTAAACCCAAGCGACTATAAACGAGGCATGGATGTTGTAAAAACTATTACGGCGGCAGGGTCAACTGCCGCTTCTTTTTATGCCCTTTCAAAAACTCCCCTTGGGCAAGATGTTATCAAAGCAATAAAGCCTATTATAAGTAGGAGGTAATTACAAGATAATCAAGGAGGGTCAGAATGAGTTTATCAAATACGGCCACTCCGAGATACTACGCTAAATTCCGGGAGGAAGTTCTTAGCGGACACATTCCAGTATGCAAAGAGATCTCAATGGAAATGAATCGTATAGATGATCTCATAGCTAATCGAGGAATCTATTACGATGAGGATGCAGTTGAAGGCTTTATCGAGTATTGCGAGTGCGAACTTACTCTTACGGATGGCGCCGATTTAATACTTCTTGATACTTTTAAACTTTGGGCAGAGCAGGTATTTGGCTGGTATTACTTTGTGGAGAGAAGTGTGTATGAACCGGATCCGGATGGTCATGGTGGTCGCTATGTCCGTAAGATGGTCAAGAAACGTCTAATCAATAAACAATACCTGATTGTTGCTCGCGGTGCTGCTAAGTCAATGTACGGCTCATGTATTCAGAATTACTTTCTCAATGTCGACACATCGACCACGCATCAAATCACTACAGCGCCGACAATGAAGCAAGCAGATGAAGTGATGTCGCCAATACGTACCGCTATCACCCGCTCCAGAGGGCCACTCTTTCAGTTCTTAACAGAGGGATCCTTACAGAACACAACCGGTTCCAGAGCCAATCGAGTAAAACTCGCCTCTACAAAGAAGGGTGTCGAGAACTTCCTCACAGGCTCACTCCTCGAGATCCGTCCAATGTCCATCGACAAGCTTCAAGGACTCAGGCCAAAGATTGCTTCAGTTGACGAATGGCTTTCTGGCGACATACGAGAAGATGTCGTCGGCGCCATCGAGCAAGGCGCATCAAAGCTTGATGACTACTTAATCATCGCGATGAGCTCGGAGGGAACAGTTCGGAATAGTAGCGGCGATACCATCAAAATGGAACTAATGGACATTCTCAAAGGGGACTATATCAATCCTCATGTTTCTATTTGGTATTACAGACTTGACGATGTTCAGGAAGTGAGCGATCCCTCTAAGTGGTTGAAAGCAAATCCCAACCTTGGAAAGACAGTTACCTACGAAACTTATCATTTGGATGTCGAAAGAGCGGAAAAAGCTCCTGCGGCACGCAACGATATTCTTGCTAAGAGGTTTGGAATTCCCATGGAAGGGTACACCTACTTCTTTACATATGAAGAAACTCTTCCTCATCGAAGAAGAGATTTCTGGTCAATGCCTTGTGCTCTTGGCGCCGACCTTTCTCAGGGCGATGACTTTTGTGCTTTTACTTTTCTCTTCCCTTTACCACAAGACAAGTTTGGCGTTAAGACTAGATGCTATATTTCATCGCTTACTTTGATGAAATTGCCCGGCGCTATGCGTATAAAGTACGATGAGTTTATTGCAGAGGGATCCTTAATGGTACTTGATTGTACTGTCCTTGACATGATGGATGTCTACGATGACCTTGACAAGTTTATCAACGAGGAATGTCAGTATGATGTTCGCTGTTTTGGGTTTGATCCTTACAATGCAAAGGAGTTTGTAACGCGCTGGGAACAGGAAAATGGCTCCTATGGAATTGAAAAGGTTATTCAGGGCTCCAAAACCGAATCGGTCCCTTTGGGAGAGCTTAAAACACTTTCTGAGGAGCGAATGCTCATCTTTGACCAAGAACTTATGTCTTTTACTATGGGTAACGCTATTACTTTGGAGGATACAAATGGTAATCGCAAGTTATTAAAGAAGCGTTATGACCAAAAGATCGACAGTGTTGCGGCGATGATGGATGCTTATGTCGCCTATAAAGCAAACAAAGACGCATTTGAATAGGGGTGAGATAAACTACAGAAGCTCTGCACCATACAAAAAAGTCTGAGTAATCCTCTGATAGGGGGAATTATTATGCAGGCATAATACTCAATTGAAGGAGGTAACCCTATGCCAGAACAATCATTTGGCGCTAGGCTAAAACATGCCTGGGACGCCTTCAGAAATAGAGACCCTACCGGAGGTATCAATATTAGAGAAATTGGATCTGTTTCCTATACTAGGCCCGATCGTCCTCGAAGACGTGGAAGTAATGAGCAATCAATTGTTACTGCTGTTTATAATCGGGTGGCTATTGATGTTGCTGCCATATCTATTCGCCATGTGCGTGTTGATGAAAATGATGCATATGAGGAGGATGTTAAATCCGGTCTCAATTACTGTATGACAACGGAGGCAAATGTCGATCAGACAGGAAGGGCCTTCTTTCAAGATATAGTGATGTCGCTATTCGATGAGGGCTGTGTTGCAGTAATCCCAGTTGATACTACTATTGATCCGAAAACCACAGGATCCTATGAAATCAATACTATGCGTACTGGGAAGATTCTTGAATGGTATCCACAGCACGTTCAAGTTAGTGTCTACAATGATAGAACGGGACTTCGTGAAAACCTAATTCTTCCAAAAAAGATGGTTGCCATTATTGAGAATCCTTTGTATGCGGTTATGAACGAGCCAAACGGCACTCTTCAAAGACTTATTCGAAAACTTAATATTCTAGATTCAATTGACGAACAAAGTGGATCTGGAAAGCTTGATGTGATTATCCAGCTTCCGTATGTAATCAAGACGGAAGCACGACGCGAACAAGCTGAAAAGCGTCGTAAAGACATCGAAACGCAACTATCAGGCACCAAGTATGGTATTGCGTATACCGATGGAACAGAGCGCATAACACAGTTGAATCGTCCGGCTGAGAATAACCTAATGGGCCAAATTCAGTATCTAACGAGTATGCTATATAGCCAGTTGGGTATTACGGAAGCAGTGTTCGATGGTACAGCAGACGAAGCCACTATGTTAAATTACATGAGTCGAACAGTAGAGCCGATATTATCAGCTATTGTCGATGAGTTTAAGCGAAAATTTCTAACGAAGACGGCTAGAAGCCAACGACAAAGCGTCATGTATTTCAAGAATATCTTCAGACTTGTGCCTGCTAATGAGTTGGCTAATGTGGCCGACAAGTACACGCGCAACGAGATTATGTCCTCGAATGAAATGAGATCTATTCTTGGCTTGAGGCCATCTAAAGATCCAGAAGCCGATGAGCTTCGCAATAAGAACCTCAATCGAAGCGCTACCGATCCAAACGATATCACATTGGATCAAAAGATTCAAATATTCGAGACACTACTCAAGAATCCAGAGAAGATTGAGGAACTAGACCCACAATACAAAACATTGCTCGGTCAAGTTATAGAAACTATCGCTACGAAGGTTAAGTAGCGATAATTGAAAGGAGTTAATCAAATGCAACCTAAAACAAAATTTGATTTCAGTGGTTACGCAACCAAGATAGGGCTGAAATGCTCTGATGGTCGTACAATTCTGAAAGATGCTTTTAAACACAATGACGGTCAGAAAGTCCCTCTTGTTTGGCAGCATCTACATAACGAACCGGCAAATGTCCTTGGTCACGCTATTCTGGAGAACAGAGACGACGGTGTTTATGCCTATTGTAAGTTCAACGAAACTGACGCCGCCCAGAATGCAAAGCTCCTTGTCTCCCATGGCGATATTACAGCGCTTTCTATCTATGCCAATTCTCTTAAGCAGAAAGGACAAGCTGTTATTCATGGCATGATTCGTGAGGTCAGCTTAGTTCTTTCCGGCGCCAATCCTGGCGCGCTAATTGATAATTTAAGCTTTGCTCATGGAGATGGCATGGAACCGTCCATTGATGAGACAGAGGCAATTATCTACACCGGTCTTACGCTGACTGATGGTTCCCTTGAACACATGTCCGATGCGGACGGTCAAAAGATTCTTAACGAAGAGCTTGC